TTGATAATCTCGGCAGGGCCAGGATGCTCACCTACAAAATCATTCTGGACCTGATACCGAAGGTTTATGACAGCCAAAGAATTGTGCAGATATTGGGTTTGGATGGCACGGTAACTCCTACTGAGATTAATGCCCCCGGACAGAGGATATCCGATGATGGCATGGCGGTCAACGAGATAGTAAATGACATGACCGCAGGCAAGTACGACTTGACCATGACTATGGGTCCATCCTATACGACACAGAGACAAGAAGCCTCTGACAGTCTCATGGGATTCATCAAGGCGGCACCCCAGACCGCCCCCCTTATTGGGGACTTGGTGGCTAAAAATCAGGATTGGCCTGGAGCCCAGGAAGTAGCCAAGCGACTGAAAACCATCGTCCCCCCGCAGGCTTTGAGCCAGGAAGAGCGGGAAGAGATGGCAAAAGACATGCCGCAGCAGGAGCCACAAGGCCCGCCCCCTCCCGACCCCAGGTTGATAGAAATGCAGGCCAAACTCCAGATGGATGCTGAAAGGTTGAAGATGGAGATGGACCTACATGAGATCGAGAAAGAAAAGAGGATTGCTGAAGTAGAGAATATCCGGGCAACCGGGATGAAAAGCATAGCAAGAAAAGAGGATTGCTGAAGTAGAGAATATCCGGGCAACCGGGATGAAGAACTTGGCCCAGGCTGAAGCACTTGAGGTAGGGCAGCAGTTTGAGCAGTATAAACTCGAATTAGGGCAACTTAGTCAAAATATAGCTCATCATGTAGCGCTGACCCTTGAACAGATGCGACGTGGAGGCGCTCAGATGCCCCCTGGCGGCAATGGTCAGGGTGACATGGGGGATGGTAGGGGTGGCGGTGAAATGCCCCGTAAAGGCGGCACTGGAGGTCAGGAGGTGCCACGAGATTACCAGATGAACCCTGACGAAATGCAGCAGGAACCTCAAAGCCAGATACCAGAAGCGATACCGGGGAGGGAGGGGAGTAATGATTGACCAATTCAGTAACGGAGCAGCAAAAACTTTAGCGGTTGCGGATACATCCGTGTCTCTCCTGGCTGCCGATGTCAAGCCGACCAGTGGTGAGTTTCAGGGATTAACTTGCGAAGTGGCGACCATCCAGGCGATTGGTCCTCTATATGTCGAGACGGGCGGGGCCGCTGCCACTACAGCATCGTATCCTATGGCTGCAGGCGATGTACTGTCTATTTCCGGCTATCAGAACATTAAGAAGTTAAAATTCATCAGAAACACGAATACCACCTCAATCGTATGGATACCGAGTTACCGATAAGGGTAAACATGGCGCTCGATGACCGGGAAATAATCAGGATGCTATATATCATCAAAGGCAAAATGCCGGAGGTATATCGCTATTTAATGAGTCTTATTAAATCATTAGCTATGTAGCACCATGTAACTAAAAAACTGAATAAGAAGCACAGGCAACGCTCACTGAGCCTCCCTGGAGAAATCCAAGGGGGCTTTTTATTTTAACCTTCTGGCCCGCCGGCAGGGAAATGTCGAGGATATAAAGGAGAGCATCACATGGAACCGGAACAGGAAGTGATCGAACAAGAACAGGACAGCCCTACTGGTGAGGTCGTATCGCCTGAGTTGGCCGAGGAAGTTAGTGAAGATGAGGTTCCGGTCGCCTTAGAGGAAGACGAGGACGCCGAAAAGGTTGAAGGCGTAGAGGCCGATACCCCTGCTGCCCATCAGTTTGCCAAGATGCGCCGAGAGCGGCGTGAGGCAAAGAGAGCTGCTGAAGAAGCGCGTCTTGAGGCAGAGCGGTGGAGAGGTCGGGCCGAGGCACTGGCCGAATCCAGGCAAGCGAAAGAAGAAGAGGTTGCTGCCGAACCTGAGTTAGTGCCGGCTGACAGACCAAGAGAGGATGACTTTGATGACTATGGGCAGTTTGTTGAAGCCCTTGCAGACTGGAAGACTGAGCAAAAATTGACCCAAAGGGAAGCGGAACGGGCAAAACAAGAGGCCAGCAAGACCAAGGATGCCTGGCTTACTAATGGGAACGCCAAGTTCAATGACTTTACTGCCGTAGTCACAAAAAGAGCGGAGGATGGTGGGCCGGCGATTAACTACGCAATGGCCGATTTTATCAACTCCAGCCCTGTCAGTCACGAAATTGCCTATCACCTGGCTAAAAATGTTAATGAATCTCGTCGTATAGCAGGATTGTCGCCGATGTCTGCCGCCCGGGAACTTACCAAGATCGAAAGCAGGTTTAGTAAATCCACGGTGGCGCAAACAAGAAAACCAACCAATGCTCCGGCCCCTATCCGGCCTATTGTTGGAGATGGAGCAACAGCGGTCGCAAGCGAAGTTGACAAGATGACTACCGCTGAATACATCGAATACATGAATAAAAAGGAATTTGGGGCACGGAAGCAGTAAGGAGTTAAACAATGAGCAGCACTTGGATAAATCCTACGATTGTCGCTAAAGAAGCACTGCGGCAGTTGAAAAATAACACGGTAATGGGCGAGTTGGTCTACCGCGGATATGAAGAAGAGTGGAAGAAACAGCCGAACGGTTATAAAGTAGGCCAGTCTATCACTCTCAAAGCCCCTCTTTACCTGCGGGTAAAGGATTCTGCCGTAATGGATGCGGTGGATATCGTGGAGCGCAGCACCACCCTGACCCTGAGTTATCGAAAACACGTTGCGGTGGCGGTCACTTCCGATGAAATGACCTACAACGCCGATAAAATGATCCCCCGGGTCGCTGCGGCCGCTGGCCAGGCGCTTGGTGAGTACATCGATTCCTCTCTTCTGGGTCTTTACGCTGGTATCCCTAATCAGGTTGGGACTCCCGGGGTCACTCCCAAGGATTTTTTGACCCTGGCTCTGGCTAATGCCAAACTGTCGCAACATGCAGCCCCCACCACCGACCGGCGTTGTGTCCTGGACCCGATGGCCCAGGCGTATATTGCCGACAATCTGAAGAACCTCTACAATCCGCCTATGGTCGGTCCCGCGGTGGAACGGGCCAAGTTCAGCTCCTTGGCGGGCATGGACACCTTTGTCAGCCAGAACGTCAATATGCACACCTGCGGTTCTGCTGCCGGCCTCGGTACGACTCTGGTTGATGGCACCAATACTGAAGGCAGCGTGGGTATCACCGTGGATATCGGCGGCGGTGCGTGGTCTACCGACATCCATCAGGGCGATATCTTTACCGTGAGTTCGGTTTATGGGGTCAACCCCATTACCGGCGTTTCCACTGGGGCACTCCGGCAGTTCGTGGCCGAAGCTGCGACCGCTGGCGCTGGCGCGACTGAGTATCTTGTATCCACTACCCCGGGTGTGGCTCCGTACAAGATTTACTCGGCATCCGCTGACGAGGAGTATCTTCCTTATCAGACCGTGGATGCCCTGCCTCAGAACGACGCTACCGTGACGATTGCTGGCTCTGCTGGCCTGGTTCATCCGGTCAACCTTGCTTTTCATAAGGACTGCCTGGGTCTGGCGATGGTTCCCCTGGAAGTTCCGGCTTCTGTGAGTTGGTCTGCCCAGGAAAATTACGAAGGTTATTCCATCCGCGTGGTTCGGTTCTATGACGGCACCAATGACCAGGAGTATGTGCGTTTTGATGTGCTCTTTGGCCTGAAGGTTCTCAATCCCTTCCTGGGTTGCCGGATCGCCGGCTAAGGGGGGCGCTAATGGGAAATTTACAGTTCGCACAAGATATCCAGAAGATTCCCGGCTATGCGGCGGTAATTCCGACAATCATTTCACAGTCGAATGTCGCTTCCTATACCGGGGATGCTGAGACTATCGCGGTAACTGGTTCCCGGATTGTTGTTCCTCGGGGTTTTTTTGGTCCCGGGGCAACCTTCCGGTTCACGATGGCGGGTAGCAGGACCGGCACTGCCGGTGCCGCCACCATTTACATCTATATTAACGCTACCTCTGCAATATCTCTGGCGGTTCCAACCAATACGGCAGTAGATTGGACGGCAACCTTTCTGATTAGTGAACATACCAACATGGCTAATCAAAACTGTTTTGGTATTGTTCACGCCTCAGCAACGGTACTGTCAATCAGCGATTATGCCGCGGCCACCGTCGATGTAAGTGCGGAAAGCACTATACAAGCCAAGTTGGTATTGGCCAATGGTAGCGATGAAGTCACTTGCAATTACGTCCTGGTGGAATACTGGAAGGTCTAAGGAGCAATATCATGGCGTTCAACGGGTCTTGGGCTTATCACAAGGATTGTCCTCTTGGTAAAATTTTCAAGGATGAGAAAGAATACCTTGAGGCTATGGCTTCCGGGTGGGTAGATGCTCCCTGGCGCATCAACGACGTAGTTATGCCAGATAAGGAAATCAAACAGTACCCGCCAGAAGAAAAACGGGTAGAGCCCAAGGCCCCGGGACGCCCTCGAAAGAAAGTATTTGGAGGTAAGTAGCTATGGGTGTCAAATATTTGACTGACCAGGGGCCGGACGGTACTTGTCTGGGCACCACCAGTTCCGACCTGGTTGCCTTTTTCGGGGCTGACCCGGTGGCACAGCAGTCCATTACTGTGACTACCGTTGAAACCACTGTGGCCGTGTCCACCACCAGCGCCATTTGGGGTTTTTCCACTTCCACTCAGGCCAACAAGGTCATTGTGGCGGTGGATGAGATTCTGAAACTGCTGGCTAACCTGGGCCTCGGGGCCTAATAACCTTTGGGGCGGTTTAACCGCCGCCCCATCATCTCACCAGAAAGGAATTTATGCCTGACGCCAAAGACTATCGTTTGATGATTGCTTCGGGGTTCTATGAGGTCAAAGCCTATGCACCCCAGATATCGTGCCTAATGAGCACGTTCAAGGCATTAGAAAAGATTGGTCTCGATTATACCTATATCCAGATATGCGGCGATTCCTATGTGAGCCGGTGTAAAAATTCCATGGTTCACCAATTTTTAAAATCTGACTACACGCACCTGATGATTATTGATTCTGACGAAACTTGGGAATTGGGCGGCTTTCTAAGACTTCTTAAGGCATCTATGCGGGGATGTGAGATAGCCGCCGGCCTCTACCCCTGTAAGAATAATTGGGATTTTTTTGGTGGACAAGCCAGGAGAGACCCCAAGACAGGGTATGTTTATGGCAAAGAATTGGAAGATATGCGCCTGATTGATATGGAGATAGCCCCGGGTGGCTTTATCATCTATTCCCGGGAAGCGTTTGAGCGCACCAGGCCGATTCTCGATAGTTACCATGCCCCGGAAATCAATGAAGATATTTTGGAGTGCTTCAAGAATGGAGTGGCCTTTGACCATCACCCAAAGTCTGACGGTGAATTAGCCTTGATGTCTAAAGATGATTTGATTGACTGGGTAAAGATCAATCAGCAGGGCGGCAGGGTAGGACACCATACCGGCGAAGATATCTACTTTCAAGTCCAGTACAAGAGAATGGGCGGCAAGATTTGGTGCGAACCAAACATTGATATGGGTCACATCGGCGTGAAGGAATGGAAGGGGAATTATCAGGATCACTTGCTTAGCAAGGCTGTTCCTGGGGGTTGTGCAACTTGAAAGTCACCTTTATAAATAATACTATCGGAGTTTCCGGGTTTAACCCTGACCGTCTTCCTGGAGACCGGGAAGGATCGTGGATTAACCATGGTCTGGGTTCTATTGCCACACAGACCCGGGACTTAGGNCACGATGTAGACTTGATTGACTTACGGCAACTATCTGGCTGGGATGACCTAAAAAGCAGGATACAAGTAAATCCTGCCAAGGTCTACGCCCTATCAGTGGCCCCGGTTGATTACCTGCACTCTCTCAATACCGTCTACCATATCAAGTCAACTTTGCCAGAAGCCAAGATTATTGTCGGTGGAATTCATCCATCGAACTTTCCCCAGGATTATGATTTCAAGGCTATTGATACTGTGGTGATCGGAGAAGGAGAAATAACCTTTCCTAAACTTTTGAAGAATATCAACCGTCTTCCCAAAATGATTAAAGGTGAGCGCCCCGACTTAGACAANCTCGCCTGGGTTGACCGCTCCCTTTTCGATTATGAACGTGAATTATCCTGCCAATTTGTACCGAACCAGGAACTTCCGGCAATTTCAATGCTGGCCGGCAGGGGTTGCCCCTTCAAATGCGCCTTTTGCCAGCCGGCGGAGTCAACGGTTTTTGGCAAGACTGCCCGGATGCGGTCAGTTTCCAATGTTCTTAGCGAACTGGTTTGGTTAGAGCACTTATACCAATTCAAATCTATAACTTTTTGGGATGACACTTTTACCTTTAACCGAAAATGGGTAGGAGAATTCTGCGATTCGTATGAAAAGATAGGGTTTACTCAAAAAATAACCGCTTGTTCCCGTGCTGATATTATTTGTAACAATGAAGATATGATTAAGCGTTTGGCTGAAATAGGTCTTGATTGGGTAGTTATAGGGTTGGAAAGCGGGTCACAGCGGATTCTTGATCTACTAAACAAGGGTACTACTGTAGAGCAGAATTACCGGGCGGCGGATATCTGTCGAAAATATGGTCTCAAGATATTTGGATCGCATATGTTTGGACTTCCTACGGAAACCCATGAGGAAGTATTGGCTACTGTGAAGATGATTAAGGATATCGCACCTGAACACCCGAGTCCGTTCTGGTTTAATCCGATTCGTGGCACTAAGATTTACCAATATTGCCAAGACAATAACTTGATTATGGACACTGATAGAGACATAAACCGCACCGGGATATTTGTTCCGGCACTGAAAGGTACGGATTATCCATTTATTGCGGAGGTTATGGATAAGAGCGGCTGGTGGATGGGGAACAAGCAATTATCAGAATTTATTGTAGATTCCAAGGGGAAATGTCATGAACCGCAAATGCAAAGGTAAGGGCGGCAAGGGAAAGGGTAAATGACCCTCTTAGACATCCTCACCAGTTCTCTCAGGGCGATTGGGGTTAAGAATCCCGGGGTGACGCTGACCGCAGATGAGGTTGACGATGCCAAGGAGATTCTTAACCTCATGCTCGACCTCTGGAGTTCGGAAGGTCTAATGGTCTATGCCACCGCCCTGGAGGCGTTTACCCTCGTCGTGGGTCAGGAATCCTACACGATTGGCAGTGGGGGCAATTTTGATACAGTACGGCCATCTCAGGTGCTCGACCCTGCCGGATTTATCAGAGATTCGGGGGGCAACGATACTCGGGTTGACCTGATTGGGTTCAAAGAATATCAGGCTATCGGCGACAAAGAGACCGTGGGTATTCCTAATTCCTTGCATTTCGAGGGGACCTCCCCTCTTGGCACCATCTATATTTATCCTTCGCCCGAATCGGCCTTGACGCTTTACCTAAATAGCCTCAAGCCTTTAACCTCTATGGATACCCTAACTGCAACGATTGAACTTCCTCCAGGTTATGAGGCAGCGATTAAATCGAATCTGGCTCTCGACCTTTGCCCCGAATACCAGCGTGAACCTTCGCAAATGCTTATTAAAACTGCTCAAGAAAGCAAAAAAGCGTTAATTAACCTCAATGCCGCTAATCGGTTGGAACCCATTAATTTGGAATATGGCGACTATAAGGATTATTCCCAAACGATATTTAATAGTTAAGGCGTAAACCATGCCCTATGTGCGCGTCACCTATCCTCAAATACAATGCTTAGACAATAATGGCAACTTTGCCGTGGGATATGAAGTCACGGTTTATAAGGCTGGCACTGCTACGGCCTTAACCTCGTATTCAGATCGTGACTGCACCACTCCAAACACTAACCCGGTTATTCTGGATGCCAGGGGTGAGGCTTCTATTTTTTTGAAAGAAGCAGCTAAACTACTGTTTAGTGCTCCGGGCGCAAGTACCGCCATTTGGACCATTGATTATTATGGAGAGTTTCAGGCCAATTTTACTACCGGGTCCGCTACTCCCGTAACGAGTCATAATAATTATGTGGTCGATACTGTCCCGCCCGTCACGGCTCTTGAAAATAATTTTATGCTTCTGATGACTCCAGATGTTGATAATGCAGATACTATTACCTCAGCGGTTTTTACGGGGACTGGTGTTGAAGATTTATCGGTGAGCGGGGCCTACGTTGGCTCAACTTCCGGGTCTATATTTTCAGTAGAAATTGATGCGACTGTCCAATTACCCCCTATAGCCCCCGTTGCCCACCTTTCGACTACTGCTGGTTCAGTCACAACGGGAAACCATTTTATCAAACAGTCAGCAGTTACAGCAGAAGGGGAAACGACCACAGGAGGCGCTTCTAACCAGGTTGTTGCCGACAATACCCACAAGATAGATGTGGATGGCATCCCAGCAGTTGGCGGGGAAATAATCGGATATAACCTCTATATGACTAAGGCCGGCGGGTCAACCTATTATTTGGTCAATGCTGCCCCTATAACCACTATCTCTTATGCTATTGATATTACCGATGCTGTTCTCGAAACTCACGACGAAGAGCCAACCGGAAACACCACTGGAGCAGGCACGACAGATAGTTTCAAGTGGAAGAAGGATGGTGGGGCAGAGACAACGGGAGTGGCGATCACTGGAGCAGCGCAAAGCCTATCAGAGGGCGTGAAAGTGACTTTCTCCTCTCTTACAGGCCATGTGAAGGGGGATATTTGGGCTATCACGGTTGAAACACCAACCCGGGTAAATCTTGATAGTTTGGGAAATCTGATTGTCTATAAAAATAAGGGTGCCGATATAGTCCCCATAGAAGGCGGCGATATGCAGGCGGGGTATGGTGCCCAGTTATTTCTCAATGGGGCTCTCAATGCGTGGCTACTTTCCAACCCAGCCACTCCGGTTATCAGTTCTCCCACCATTTCAGCTACCAGATACCGAAAGAATCTAACTGCTGACTATACAATGGTGCTTGCCGACCAAGGGAAGGAACTTAGTTGCATAGGGACGTTCACAGTAACTTTGATGGACTGCCCGGATTTTGCTGAAAAATTCCTTTATATTAAAAATACCGGAAATGGTGCTATTACTATTGATGCTGGTTCGTATTTAATAAAAGGGTATGGCAATTCTTCTGGAAGTTCAACATTTTTATTGGCACGAAATATTGAACTTGTTCAGTTAGCTACAGATGGCATTGATTGGCATATTTTATCAATGGTGGTTTCTCCATCTAGCGGTGGTGGAAGCACGGGCGGCTACGATGTTTATAATATTCCCGGTACATTCTATTGGACCTGTCCTGTTGGCGTAACCAGCATATCTATATCGGTGCAGGGTGGCGGTGGCGGTGGCGGGTGTAGTTCCTGGGGTGATGGTCTCTATGGATACGCCGGTGCCCCAGGCACTATTGACACCGATTCTGCCCTGGTAGTAACCCCGGGGGACACTTATACGGTCTATGTTGCTCATGGTGGCGCTGGTGCCCCTGGCAGTGGTGGCGGAGCAGACGGGGCCGCCGGCGGGACCAGTACGTTTAAAACTGCTGGCGCTGTTTTATTGATGTCAGGAGCGGGCGGGGCCGGCGGGTTAAAGGATGCCCCCACATTAGCCGATACTGTCCCGGTGGGAAATGGCGGGGCCGGCGGG